CCTGCTTAAGGTGCAGAGCCTTGGTGAAATCATGCCCTGCAGTCTGCTGAGGCTGAGCCTGCGGGGTTTGCTGAACAGGAACCTGATTCCACCAGGGTGTATCTCTGTTTACAGTCTGAGGGGGAACTATGCCCTTCTCTTGCTGTACTTTGGCAACTTTACGTGCCCAGAAGTCGCTGCTCGTATTCACTAGTTTCCCACTTTATGCTAGGCTGACTTGTTCCTTTTTCTGTCTTTCCGCAATGGCTGCAAGTCCTTTTGTAAAAAGTTTTCGGATTAATACCACCTGCTTGTGTAACAGCATAAGGATCTTGCACGAAGCAGTGACCTCCTATAGTCACGCATTGTTCTTCTGTCATTTAGCTTCTGACCACCTGTCTGCTATGTGTATGTCCGCTTTTAGCGGAACGTTTACCAGTCTCTGCACACCTTCTCCAGTCATCGCTTCCCGCAAAATGCCCACAGTTGACTGAGCTAAGGATTCGGGGGACGCCAGAACAATTTCATCGTGTACGGTCATAGTTAAGTGTACATCCTCAGGTATCATGGCGTCAACCCTTATCATGGATAATTTTATTAAATCTGCCGCTCCGCCCTGAATAAGAGAGTTGAATGCCTGTCTCTCTGCACCTAGCCTGATTCCCTTCTCTGATGCCTTGAGTCCCTTGACTCTTCTCTTACGTCCTATCAGAGTTTCCAGGTAGCCATACTTCCGGGCATAATCTATTGTGTACTGCTTGAAGGCGTGAATCTCAGGGAACATCTCTGCGTGTCTTGCCAGCACTTCTCTTGCCCGTTTTACTGAGACGTGAGCCATGTTGGCTACCTTGTTGTCACCAGCACCGTAGACTACAGCAAATCCCAGAGTCTTGCCGAGATCCTGCCTCTCAACTTTCGTGACATCCTCTGGCGCTTTACCCAGCACCATAGCTGCTGTCATAGTATGCGGATCAATGCCTGTCTGGAAAGCCTCGAACAGTTTCCCCTCACCTATATAATGCGCGAGAATTACCAGTTCTATCTGGGCGTAGTCTCCGACGACGAGTTTTCCCCCTGTTTCGGCAATGAAGGCCCCGCGTAACAGAGCACCAAGCTCAGTATAAGGCCGAGGAATATTCTGAAGATTAGGTTTCCTGCAAGAGAAGCGTCCCGTGACTGTACCATACTGAACGAAATCAGCGTAGATATGATTATCAAATATAATACAAGGTTTCTCTTTACCATCTCCTAGCCACCCTTCTACATAAGTTGACAGTAACTTGTTTACGTCGCCATAATTCCTCAGCGCTTTTGCTACCGGATTACTGGTATAAGAAGCCAGGACATCATCATCTGTTGAATATGCCCCGCCTTTTGTTATCTTCCAGGGATTGAGGTTCTGTCCCTCTGGCTTAGGCGCAAAAAGTATCTTCTGTCTTTGCGGAACGGAGTTAATGTTAAAACGTCTTCCTGCCGATGCATACACTTCAGCCTCAGCCTGAACAATCCGTATTTCAAGTTCCTCTTTAAGCTCTCTGAGCCTTGGGATATCCATCTTTGCGCCATGAAGACGCATTCCCACAAGAACGTTGAGAACATCCATCTCCATTTCGTAAACATGTCCTAGTCCTTCTTCGTCAATTAATGGTTCAAGCTTACGGTCATACAGCCATGTGTACTTGGCGTCCAGGTAAGAATACAGAGCGGCCTTGTCAAAAGGCACAGTTTCTATATGCTGTCCAGTATCGTCGTAATCATACTCTACACCAAAATGCTTCTTGATCATAGCTTTCAGGCCGAGCTTCTTGATATTCTCGTCCAGCAGCCACTTCTTTACGATTGTGTCACCGTATGGTGGCGGGGGAACTTCTCCCCAGTACTTAGCCGTAGATACAAGATCATAAATGACTCCGCTGCCAATTTTCCTTATTCCTGGCTCCCAGAACAGCGGACGCAAGATCTCGAAGACATTCGGCAGGGAAATCTGATCAGGAGGATCTTCATAGACAGGAACCATCTTTGTATAAGGTTCACCGATTTTCTTTCCTGTCTTATAGTGATGAGTCTCTGGCTTCTCCCCGGTTACCTTAGTTCCTCTAGGATGACCGAATGGGACGGCAATTGCCGTCCCATTCGCTGCCAGTGACATCCATGTTAACTGTGACAGATGAGGTATACCACGATGCTCACCCACCCCTTCAACATCAAACACAAATGCATCTTGCTTGCGGAAATACTCTACGGCTTCTCTGAGATCAGCTTCCGTAAGTATTACGGAACTCATTGGTGAATCCTACATGTCTCCAGTGGCCAACCTTGAATGTGTGAATATTCTGCCCATTGCTATGAATAACCAAGTCTCCTGAGAGCGGGAAATCTTTTCTGATAGACCATCCATCTGCTAACGGGAATATGAAACCCTTCTCAGCAAAAACTGTTACACCTCTTCTGGCAAACTCAGCATGGTAGTGCATTAATCCTCCAGGCTGCTTACCAGAGCCTGCAATTCATGACGAGATCCTTCAGGGGCGATTTCCTTTGTGTATGCAGTCTTTGCAAGCTCGTCAAACTGCTCTTGTGTCAAAGCCTCAACTCCCCAGTCTTCTTTAAGTTCTGAAGCTTTCACAGGATCTACGGTATAAGTAGCAAAACCATTTGAGCCTGTTGTCTTTGATATGGCGAAATACTGCTCAAGCTTGTTGACAGGCTTTGTCCTGGCGCTTTCTGCTCTTGCTTTGACAGCCTTAGACGGGTCTGCTGAAAGCTGCCAGAGCAGCAATTTCGGTCCTGAATCTGACATCTCGATAACGTTAAAGCACTCAGTCTGCTTAGGTGTATCATCTATCTGGCACAGCGGGCAGTCTGTTATAATGCATGTCTTTGGTTTCTTGTTAACCCAGTGCTGCCACCATGACGCAAAAGGCCTGGCTTCAACAAAATGAACCAGGACTTCCTGGCCTTCATCAACACTGAATCTGTTCAGCTTATCTGAGCGCTTGATAACAGGAGTTTGCCTGTCGGAAGCCCAGCCTTCGCCAATACTTACAGTTCCGCCTTCTTTGACCACGCGTTCTTTCCCTTCATAAGTCTTATCTGGATCTGTTCTTCTTCTGCCAATTTCTCTAGGCATTGTTACCCCAGCTTAATATATAACTGTCACTTCCGCCAGGCAGAAGATCAACGGCGTCGTTGATATCTTTCTTCAGCGCTTCGGCCAAATACATCTCTGCTCTCTCATAATCTTGAGGCTTAAGAGCATCAATAACCTCTAAATCTACTGTCGCGCCAATTCTCAGAGACTCATAGTTACCCATGTTGATAACATGTTCTCTCGTTCTAGTTAATTTCACTGCTCTCCTCTAAATAATTTGTATGCTCGTTCTCTGAAATTTGTCTCATATACTGGCTTCCACTTACCTTTTGCTGATGGTTCCAGTATCCCTTCTTCTTTTGCTATATCTTTCAGCCCTGAAATCTGCTCTTTCGTGTAAAGCCTGCGTTTTCCTCTCGGGTCTGACGATGGGAGTATATAAGCAGGTTTCGGCAGAATTCCTTCACTCTCCCACTTACGGAGAGTAACCGTCTTGCGGTTAAGTATTCTGGCTAAAGTACCGAGAGCATAGAATTCTGTCTCCTGGCCTTTCAGGAGCATCACTCTTGGTTTCTCCCAGAATTCTTCTGATGACCCTGATGCTGGCTCAGTGATGTTATCGTATGCCTTTAAGGGCATCTTTGAGCCCGGATAGAAACCTATCATCTGTGTGGCAATCCCGGCGCTCCTGCCAGAAAATAAGCAATCACTCCTATTGTAAGAGTCCAGAAAATTATATACCTGGTCCATACTTTTCTGCGGGATGGCAATTCTGGCCGTTCCCTGCGACTCGGCCTGTGTCCGTTGTTCACGATTTAACTTTCACCAGCGCCCATGTTTCTTCAACCTCCATTAATTCATCCATCTCCTCGTCAGAAATTATCCCTTCCTGATTACATACATAAATTTCATTCATATCCGGAACTGCTACCCATTCCACACAGCGCTTTCCCAGCGCTTTCCTGGCGATTAAGGCCATAGCTTTGTCTTCGCTTATGTACTCAGATACCCTTCGCTGAAGTTTCAGTCCGGTGCAGAATCCGCTGCCCGAAGGTATATGATCAAATTCCCAGATGAAGTTTCCGCTTTCATCTGGCTCTCCTAATGATCTTATCTGTTCCTTAATCCAGTCACGGGCGCGATTTTTCCGGCCCTTTGCCCTCTCCTCTTCATCAGCACAGTGAAGGTACTCCATCGCGGCATGGCGAGGATCTCGGTACTCTAGCATGTGTCCATTATAGCACGGTTAGTAACTCTTGTCAAGTCCCAGTTATCTCTCTGCAATGATCTGTCAGTGTGTCTTTGTCTGTCTCTACGCGCCCGAATTCGTCCTGTCCAGTGCCGTCTAAGATGGCTCCTGCAATTCTCCTCTTCCTGTCAAGCATTCTCAGTTTCCTTGCTTCAATGGAGTCTCTGAAGACGACGTTTCTGACGAATACCTGCCCGAATTCGCTGCTGACCCTGACATGGCGTCCATTAATCTGATCAGCTTTACCAGCCGACCAAGGAAGATCATAATTAATAAGATAGTTAGCCATTGACATATCCATGCCATAGGCTCCCGCATGTGAAGAGAGAAATACGCGGCATAAGGGATCATTAGTAAATTTGGCAACAGCAGATTGCTTATCTGCCGAGTTCTTGCCTCCATGAAACTTAACGGATTCCGCATTTAATTCATCCTCCAGTATATTGAGCATTCCTCTGTATCTCGTGTATATGAGAATCTTATTCTCCGGGAATTCAAGTATCTCATTAACCTTCTCCTTCAGCAGTTCCAGTTTCGGTGATGTAAGTATATTGTCCAGATAACCATCCTGCCATAAGTCATTAGCATACAGGGCACCATTCTGGGCAGACATTATCACAAGATCGGGATGGTCTAAGAACATCTCCATAGCTGTGTGGATGGCCATGACCTTACCAGACGGAGTAGACTCATCAGCGCCGGAATAGTAGTCATGAAGCTCAAATCCTGCTCCTGGGCTTATGCTGTTCAGTTCAATCAGCAGATCCCCGGAAATCTTCTTGTAGACCTTCTTAATCTCTGGAGACATGTCTGCATACCACTCATCTTCATCAACTGAGGGAAGATATTTCGATACTTCAGGATCATGGCGCGATTTTCTCGATAATGCTGGCCCCAGCTTCTTTTTAAGAACAGGAAGATTCTTGTAGCCAACAACCCAGCCAAAGTGGCTTCTGCTGATATATGCCTTGTCAAAAAGGTCATATCTGCCCAGAACTTCCTCATCAACCCACTGCATGATGGAAAATAGCTCATCTGGCTTGTTTTCCACCGGAGTTCCTGTAAGAGCTAGCCTGTATTTAGGTTTGAGCATCTTCTTTATCTGCTTGGTTCTTTTTGCGCGGAAAGTCTTGATGGCTGTAGCTTCATCAAGAATCACCATCTCTGGCCTGATTTTTCGCACAAAGCTGGCATCATTGATTACGTTGTCATATCCCATGATGATGTAGCGGGGAAATTTCTTCAGGATGCTCTGATACAGAATTTCCCGCTGTTTTACAGTTCCGTCGATTATGCAAGAATCAGAGCCGGTAAACTGCTCAATTCTTTCCGCCCACTGAAACTTAATAGAAGCTGGGCAGACAATTACGCAGCACGAAATCTTGCCTTCTGCAAAAAGTCTCTCAGCAGCGGCAATGCCTATAACTGTCTTTCCCAGCCCCATCTCATACGCTACCAGCAGATTTCCTCTTTCGAGAAAAGTTTCTACCGGCTCAGTCTGGTAAGGCTTCAGTGTTCCTTTAAACATAGCTACTTTAGATTTTCCGCTCTCATAGCCATCCTGGAGGCAAACCACGACAAAACAACAAATAGGTCAATGAATCCCACTACAGGCCACGTATAATTCCCAAGCTTGGTCCCACCAAATATCTCAGCTAATCCTAAACTTAGCGTAGGAAATAGCAGTAACATCAGAAAAACTATCAGACTAGCTTTGTTTATTCTCACGTTTTATGTCCTCGATGTCTTTCTTTACTTTAAGCCTGTGAAGTAATCTCCTTGAATGCTCTATCCTGTCTTCCCATCGCTCCTTCGGGCTCTGTGTTCCCGTAGTTATGTGTATGGAGAGAGCACTTCTCCTGATTCTTTTAGTGCGAAACCACTCTATAGTTCCGCTGCACACTGCCACGGTCACAAGTGGGGCCACTACAGTCGCAACCGTATTTTTTAGGAACCAAAACACGACCCCTACGACAACGCCTATAAGTACTGCTACTGCGTTGGCGATTATTACTCGTGCTCTCTTGAAGTCTGCATTACTCATTTTTCCTCCTTAAGTTGTTGGCAAAACTGATGGTGACGGTGATATGGTTACTGTGGGTGACGGAGAAGGGCTAGGAGAAGGTGAGGGACTTGGCGAAGGAGTCACAGATTTCACCGGAGTTGGTGAATATGAAGGACTTGGAGAATAATATGGTGAATACGCTGGTGAAGGTGTAACAGTTTTCGTTACTGCCGGAGAAGGAGTTTTAACAATATCACTTACCGGTTTTCCTGCTATTGCGTCAATTACAGCAATTGTTCCTCCTGATATCACCGCTACCACTGCAACAGCTATAATAATCTTCCTCCAAGGGATACTTCTCTTGTACTGGCGGTATACCCAGTCATATTCCCCGTTTGCTTTCCTTACCCTGACTCTTTTGATCACACTTTTGCGCAATTTATAAAAACCGTGCTCATAAAGAGCGGCAAAAGTTCCGCTGGCTGCACTGGCAAGAGCTATACCTACAACGGTGCCTGTTGTGCCCAGGAAACTTCCCAGAAATGCTGCGGTAACGGTTGCAAGAGCAGATGCTGTTATTGTCCAGGTTCTCTCCCTGAAACCTGGTGGCTTATCTTTGTCTTCTTCTACTGCCATTTCATCATATAAGCAGGAATCGCTCCTGCTATTCCCCCCTCAATCTCCTCATCTGTCATATCCCCGAAATCTTTGGCTTTCTCATTTACTGCCCAGTCGAAAACATATACTGGAATGCGTTTAAATTCTGTGCATATTCTAGCTGTTTCTCCCACTCCTGCGCTATCATTATCAAGCGCCAGTACAAGGCGGTCTGATCTATCGTGTACAAGGGACAACTGCCTGTCGCTGACGTGTACGCCATATGAAGAAAGTCCAGTTCTTCCGGTGGAAGTGAAGCAGCGCACTGCATCAACTGGGGACTCGACAAGGATAACGGTGCTGTCATGTTCAGCAATTCGTATGCCAAAGAGCGTTTCGGACTTTCTGCAACCGCCTGGATAATTTCTGAATTTTCGCTCATTTTTCTCTTGCCATCCCCATAATCTAGAGCTTTCCGGATCTCTGACAGGGAAAATCCAGGTTCCCCACTCACACTTATCCGGATTCCATAATACTTCATATTTCTCTGCACCTTCTGCCGTGATTTTCCTGCTTTTCAGCGCACTGGGCGGCGGCGGGGTGAACAGAGCTAAATCTGCATCAGTGAGCCTGAGTTCTTCGGAAGGAGCTACCTTCTCAGGTTCCAACCACTGCTTAGCTCTGCTCAGTCCCGCACGACCGCGAATCCATGAAGTTGCTTCCGGATGAGATAAGCCTAGCACAACCATAACTAAGCTGTCAAGAGCCCCGCCAAATCCACATGAAAAACAGTGATGCAGGCCACTGTCCAGATTTACCGACCAAGAGGGATGATGGTCGTTATGGACCGGGCACTGTGCTACAGCTTCATCACCACTGGTGTAGTAATCAATTTTCATCTCGTCTAAAAGTGCGGAAATTGTGCTCATTTTTCCTTCTCAATCTGCTTTTTACATACTGAGTTCCAAGATAGCCCAAGGAACCTCCAATGCATGTACCTAAAGCTACCCATGCTCCTGTGTTCATGTTCTTCTCCTCTCACGGCCCTGAGACGGCCTGTAACGTCATCACCTGCCTTACCCTGGTCCTGGTATAGACTGAGGCGAGTTTGCCCGTCAGCGGGCATCTCAGAGCTATTTAGGGGGTGTTCCGATTGGATCGCAGTCGCAGGCTATGCAGTTGCACCTGTGGTTCCAGTCACAGTGGCAGAAGCGTGTTCCTGATACGCAGCACACACCTCTCTGATCTTTCGGTGAGTCACTCAAATTATTCTCCTTATCCAGTTAATCGGGTTTTTTCTTACCTGCCCGGCAATTATGCTCAGATTACATTCGCAATTTAAGCAGTTACATGAGCATAATGGCGGGCATATGCATGGAATGAACGGAATCTTCAGGCATGCAGGACATCTTGCCATATATCCTCCTATTCGTCATAAACATCAAATTTCATTTCATCCCAGTCTATCTTAAAAATAAGATTCTCAAATTGGTCATACCTTGACAGAACGCAGGAAAGAGTGTGCTCAAGCGAGTCTTTATCCTTGTCTAAACCTATGACAAGATCAGAAGCCTTTAATAATCCTGTGCCTCCCATGATTGTTCTTGACTCTATCCCGCTTTTCGCGTGATACTGTTTCTCCTGCACCTGAGTTGCTACTATTACCGCTGTACCAGTTTCCAGTGCAAGAGATTTTAATCCGGCAGCAACGCTTTCATTAGCCTGCCAGTCATCAGTCATCTTGTTTGTTCTCTTGTCCAGCATGAAATTAAACCCGTCAACGTAGACAGCATGAGGTGAGTAAAGATCTATCTCAGCCGCGACATCTTCCAGGGTAATCAGAGACTTTTTCCTGGAAATCCTGAATTTCACTGATTCCTCAAGCTGAAGTTTCTCCGCCGAAGCCCGCACCTTTTCCCTATCTGAATCTCTCAGCACTCTTCTTCGGAGTCTTGATGGCGAAACATGTGCGTCCAGGCAGTAAATGCGCTCCCTGAGCATCTCTGTATCCATTTCAACGGAAAAGAACAGCACATCATACCCTAATTCCCATGCCTTGAGCGCAGAATTGAGTGATACTGTCGTCTTTCCTGCCTTCTGGCGGCCTAAGATGGTAATTAGCTGACCTGGCTGAAATCCGAAGAACTTGTTATCGATGTAAGTAAATCCAAGGGGAATACCTCGCTCAACCTTGAGATCCAGGAAATCTTCCACATCGAAGGAAGGATCTCCCAGGTCGTCAGCCATGGAAGATGAGCCGAACGCTGACCTGATCTTAGCTACCTCGGAAGACAGGAGATCAATTGCCTCATCCACACTGCCACTGTCATGAAGGCTGATCATCTTACCTATGGCCTCTGACAGCAGGAAACTTTTTATTTTTTCTTCCGCCAGGGCTTGACAAGCTTCCAGGCTGTCGCTATACTTGTCTTTTAGAGGGTATACTTCTTCAGGATACTGTCTCCTGAAGAGATCTAAAGATGGTACAGACTGATGCTGACTATGATATTTCAGCAGCCAAGAATAAACTTCCTTATCAATACCACTGAATATAACATCACTACCTGAAGTATTTAACCATGCTGCTGTAAATCCCTTGTTAATAAGATACTTAATATCATCACCGTTAACAATAATCTTACCAATCAGCAAATTACCTAAGTTCACTTATTTTCCTTCCTAAATCTGCTGAACATAACTTCTAATTCCTCCTCAGTGTAAACTTTCTTCGTTATTTTCAGCAACTCTAACTCTTTCTCAGTTCTTTTAGACGGTTGTTTCTGTACATCTGGTTCAGTTACCCATTTACCAGTATCCATCCGCTGTTGTGCTGCCTGTTCACCTGTGATGTACCCTAGCAGATGATTAAACACATCTAGCCTGACAAACTCTTCAATAGCATAGTCAGACTTTCCCACCTCTAATTCGTAACCCCAGAATCGGGTAATCATATCAGCAACTGTCGTTATCCAGTGATTATCCTTTTTCTGAATACCAGAGGCTTCTATCCTGCTGCTTAACAGAGCATATATCTTCGGTCTTCCACTAGACCCGCAATGATATTTCTCTCCTTCCTGCTCAAAGTGCAGCATCAGGTGCCAAATGTCATGATTGCCATCTTCCGGCATATTGTCCATCCCAGATGCGGCTTCGATGAAACCACTTTTTTCTTTTTTCAGCGTACTTTTTCTACCCACGCCCTCTTCCTATCTGTTTTGCTTCCTTCAGCAAGACTCCCCTTGACCCGTACGTAAGCACATGATCTACATCAGGATCATATATTGCTGCGATATCCGGAAGGTAAGCCAGTGCTTTCGCCAGTTCATACGGTGTAGAGGACCACACTGATCTCACCGGCACATGAAGATCATCTAGCTCGGCCTCTATGGCAAGTGCTGCATCATGATACTCTGTATCGTGCCCCATCCATGTGCAGACCTCAATGTTAGCATCCATTGTGCGGATTACACGCTCAATCTGGTTGAGTACATCGGTTCTGTACTCAAAGAGCCTTATGGCTTTCCACCACTTATTTTTGCTGACCTCCTTGTCAAACTCAGCCTGCCTGTTCACTGGCAGTGCTGCTATCCCTCCCTCAAATACTATGACATGCCTTGGTGATACCTGATTAGACAGCGTTCCTCCCTTCATGCTGTGGTCACCAGCAGTATCAGGGCCAGCGCAAGGAAAGCTGCTACAATCAGCAGAACAGTTCTCATATGCTCATCCACTTGACATCATCTCCTTGTGTATGTTATGATTAAGTTGTTGCTGATGCTCCCTCCTCGTCAGTAACAAAATGGGGGGACCAGAATTGAGTTGAATCATCCTCTTCTGGTCCTTCCCTTATTCTTTCTTCTTCCTGAACAGGCCATGCACTACAAACATGTGTGCTACCAGTCCTGGTCTTCCTCCCTGAGTTTCCGTCTCACAGTAAAAGCACTGCTTGCACCATGAATCATCTTCTTCAAGGAGATCCGGGTTGAACATGATCTTTGGCAGTTTTTTTACCAGGTTCATTTTACTTCACCGTATGAATTCCAGACGAAGTGACAAATATAATGGCAGAAATCAGAGCAGCAACCAGAATCCAGAAAACTATTTTCACCCATCTTGGTGATCTGTTTCCCCCATCGGGGCCGCCGCTTGCGTCTCTGTGAGCCATGTTTCCTCCTCTCCAGCCTTCATCTTGGATCTTCCTGCCTTGCGCAGAGATCCTGAACTGTTCTTGTAGTATTTTACGAGTGCCGTTGCAGCGGCATGCTGTTTCATCTGCTCATCAGTCCCTATCGCTGGTCCAGTTGTTCCTGTTATACCTGATGCAGGGCCGTGAAACTTTTCCTCATGTGTTCTTATCAATGCAGTCACAATATCTTCTATCTCCTTATCTGTGTGCGCGAAACCCAGCGGGCCATGATACAGGAGGCCCTGAGGTGGCCTCTGCTGTGGTGGGTTACCCTCACCCATAAAGACCCCTAGACCCGTGTCCATTAGGCTGTCAGCGTTGATCTCAGAGCCATCTAGGGCTACTTCTGAGGGTTCGACAGAGAACATCGCACGAGTCAGATCGCTGACAGGTATGTCATACTCTTGAACAGCCCTGATTTTGCTCTCCTCACCCCGGACACCGAGGACCCAGAGTTCAATCTCATTATGAGGAAGCAGATTACCGAGAAGTTCTGTCGTTATTTCCCTGTCTGCGATGTCCATGAATTTTTGCTTGACTTCTCTGCACCACTGCCTGACCTCATTGAGCCCGGTTTTATTATCTGCCGATATAAGAATCAGGCAGTTATCTTCCGGCACCTGGTCATCAAGCAGAGCTTCAAGCTCAGCGTAAGGAATGTTTCCACTCCCTGTTATTCCTGTAACTGATAAGTCAGTCATTCAAACCTCCTAGTCGTCGCGCGGGCATGCTCAGCCCACCCTTCAGGGTAGCACAGAGGAGGGTGGTTTGTCTAGCCCCCCAGCGGAGGGATTCTGGAGCCTGCCTCCGTGCGCCTGGTCCTGCCCTGAGGCTTG